GGCGTGAACTCCAGGAGCTTCGTCTCGAAGCGCTCCAGCGGCGGGTAGCCGTCCCAGCCAGGCGTCGCCGTGCCGCGCCCCTGCGCGCAGTTGCTGAAAATCGTTGCCGCGCACTGAGCTTGGAGCAGGGCCACCCAGGTCGGCGGCCCGACCCAGCACATGGAGTTGCTGAACACGAAGATGGTTGCCGCGAAAGATGCACAGATGCTTCCCACTGCATTCTCCTCTCAGAGGCTGTAGGCGAAGACGAACCAACCGCCGTTGCTGCCCAGGTTCGATGAGTCGTACACCATCGCAAAAGCGCACGGGCCGCTGGAAACCAGATTCGCGCTGGTCGGCGATTGAATGCGGTTCGCAGCTGAACTGCTGATGCTAGAGTGTGCCAAGGTCAGATTTGAAAGGCTGTTCCACACGAGAAGCAGGATATCGCCGTTGTTGCCCGCCGTGAATCCCGTGATTGTCGTCATCGGGCCGACACCCTTCTGAATGAAGGCGTAAGACGTACCGCTGACGCTCACGTTGTTGTTCGTCGCCGCCAGTGTGACAGCCGAACTGATGTCGGTTTTCTTCAGGCCAAACCGCAAGACTGCCGTAATGTCGTTGCTGTTGGCGTCCAAGTCCCCGCCAAGCGTCGGCGTGGTGTCATCGGACAGGTCGCTCATCGTACCCGCGCCGAGCGTAGCCCGAGCCGTGGTAGCGTTCGCGTCGTCCAGCAGCGTGCGCGCGAAGCTCGTCAGCGTCGTGGTCGCGGCTGTCCCCGCGCCTGTGAAATACGGCAGGGCATCGGCGGCGCTCGTCAGGCCGGCAAGGGCGGCAAGCTCCGCGTCGTATGCCTGCACGTTGGTGCCGATGACCAACCCCAGCGTCGCACGCTGGTCAGCTGCGCTTGCGTCGTCAAGCAGCGCCAGTCCAGCGGTAGTCAACGTCGTACCCTGCAACGAAAGATCGCCATCAGCCGCGATGGCGAGGTCGAAGCCGCTGCCAGCCTCCGTCTGGAGCGTCACAGTCGTTCCCGACTCGTTCAGGGCGAACTCGGCGCGCTTGGTCCCAGAGCCGTTGAACAGCCCGTACAGCCCGGTGTTGTCCAGCACGAATACGTCCTTGGCGTAGAGAGCGTCCCACCAACCGCCCAAGGCGCTGCCGAGGGTTGGGGAACCGCTGGCACTAGGCAGGATGGTCTTGCTGTAGTCTACATCGAGGACGCCGGCCAGTGTTAGGAACCCCTCCTCACCGGCGGTAGCTGTGCTGTCATACCCGAAGCGAAGGACTTCGCTCAAGGTGTTGGAACCAGCAGCGTCCATCACGTCCCAGCGTAGGTAGCCGTCGCGGATGGATGCCGTGCCGTTCACGGGGACAAACGTTGCGTGGGCGCCTTCATAGTATGTCTGGCCCGTTGATGGTTGGAGCCAGCACAGTTGAGCGCCAAACGGTGACGTGGATTCATCTAGCCGAACAGCAATCGAGCGCTTTTCCCCGGTACTCGACCGGGGCATGAAAAAGACTTGTGATTTCTGGTTCGCAACATCTGTCCACTGACCACCCATGACAGCGACGAATCGATTGGCCGTCTCGCTGCCTCCGCCACTGTTCGGGAGCATCAATTCGATCGCGTTCGTGTGACCCGTGACTGCTGCGGTGTTGTTTTCCGAGACTGCAAGGCCGCGAAATGAACAGTAGTACGCCGATGTAGTCGCAACACGAGAACACGCCTGCACGGGCGTACCATAGATAGCCGTACCTGGGGATGAGTCGAGTGACCCAATGAACATGGTGGCCATGTCCGATCCCGTCGCCGCATTGGCTTTCTGAAGGAAGCCCGAACGCCGATGAGAACCCAGGATGATTGCGCTGTCGGTGTCCTCGTCGGGATTAGCTACAAGCCATAGGTTGTCACCAGCCGCGTCACCACCTTGGATCACCGTGCTTCCGCTAGAAGTCAGAGTCGCACGACTGCCATACGGGAATAGCGTGACACCTCCCGTTGCTTGACTTCCAGCCGACGCCCCACTAACCCCACCAGAGATTGTTTCGCTTAAAGTGTGGAATGTGCCGGAAGGATTGGTGACTATGAGCGCCCTAGTTCCGATAAACTCATTGTACAGATCATACACGACCGTTGCGGTGTCGCCTGACACACTTCCGGTAATTGTCTCGCCAGCCGTATATGGAGCGCCAGTAATGCTGTTCAGGTAAATTACGGACAACACATCGGTAGACACAAAGCCGCTGCCAGACCCGGACTGGCTAATTGTCGCAGCGTTACTACTGACAGTAATACTTATACCAACGCCAGCCGTCAGGACGCGCTCGTTCGTAAGCGTCGCATCCCCAGAAGTTGTCACGAAATTCGCATCGATTGGCGCATAATCGCCAGACGCCTGCCGCTTCGTAAGGGCATCATTCTGAAGCACCGCATCCCCAACATTGGCAATGCGGCGGCCCTGCATTGAAACTACAGAGCCTAGTTCTTGGCGGCCAATGCCCTTGCCCTCCAGCAAGCGCACCCGCCGCTCAAGATCCATGATGTCCCTATCCTTCGGCATCTTCCTTCTTGGCTTCCTCTAGATCCTTTTGGAGTTTCTGTATCATGGCCTGCTGATCGCCCATCACGTCATATAGACGCTTGCCTGCCTGCATGATAGAGATGACATCATCACTAGTCACTGATCGTGTCCTCCAAGATGCGCTGGGCCGCCTGTAGCAAAAGCAGGGCCTTCTGAGAATCTCCCTGGTTTAACTTCTCAAGGGCAGCTTCCTGTACTGCCGCTGCGTGCCTAACCGTTACCTGCTGTGACATATGTCCTCCTATGGAAGTCCTAGTTCTTCGTACTCAAAACCCACCCCGTACAGAGCCCTGTCGGCAGTGGCCGATGACGAGACGGATACATTGAACGTCTCGCACTTCATGGTCGGCGGCACCTTCTGCACATGGCGCTGCCTACCAGCGGTGGAGCGCGTGAAGGAGAAGGTGCGAGCGGTGCCGCCGTGGTCGGCGGTCAACGTGACGGTCGTTGACGCGCCGCCCAAATCTGCATCCAAAACAACCGAGCAAATCTGCACAGCGAGATCGTTGTCGCCAAGGGCGTAGTCTTTGGTCTTCACAGCCCAGTCAATGGCGGCAGCATTATCGGCTGTACCCGTGTCCATCTGGTAGACGTAGCCGCTGGCATCGCCGCCAATCAGGATGTTGCCCTTCACCTCCTTGGCGACCCAAGTGAGCGTATCCACCTTGGTCGAAAACTTGGGGTTGCCAGGGTCTTGGAAGTCCATGAACAGCACGCGGTCGTTGGCCGAATCCTTGCCGTAGGTCATCCACACACGGTCACGGTGCGACGCCATGCGGGCACTGCTCATAAAGTCCGGGTTGATGTAGTCCTCGTGTGTACTGTCGAAGAACAGGTCTTCGATTGGGAAGGACACCTCGGTGATCTGGTTACCCTGGAGCAGGTACAGGCCACTCTTGGCGAGGAACAGGTGGACCCCATTGGCAAGCGACGCCACCGCCCACTCGGCCGCCAGGCCAACGTCGCCCTCGACCTTGACAAGCCGAGCGTCCGTCGGGCTGATGCCGACCTGCTCGAAGATGTAGATGCCACTGTCTGTGTAGCAGGCGACCGAATTGTCGGTGAACGGCTCTACAGCAAGTAGGGTGTCGCCGGACTGGCGGCCAATCGGGACCGAGTAGTAGATGGGCCAATGCTCAGGCTGAGCCGCCTTGCTGAACCGCAGGTTATTTCCCTCGATGCCGAAGATCGTTTCCTTGAGGAACCTGACGTGCTTGAGGCCAGTAGGCGGCGGGTCGTGGTCGGTCCAGTCCGCCAACGCGCCAAGGTTGGTCATCACCACCTCAGGATCTTCGCCGGCCGCCAAGCGATTGTTTTTGAGCCGGATGCGGTCGAACTTGTTCTGAAGCGTCGTAGACGGCTGGTATGTCTGGCCACGCCGGAATGTGTTATACAATCCAGGTTGCGGGGCGCGAGGAGCGTCCGTAATGGTGGCACTGGGCGACTGCGTGCCATCAGCGTCTTCCGCCAACTTTGCAGCATCGTCATAGGTCGTGGTCGAGTTGTCTTCGACCGACGCCAGATAGAAGAAATCAGAACTGTCTGGGTACGTCCGGTAGATACGTCGCTCGGTCGTCCCTGTTGGTCCTAGCCCGACAGTAATGCGTATTGCGTCGTGAACAGACTGGTCTACGTCTCCAGATCCATCATCAGCAACAACAACGCTTACCGGGTCGCTGAAGTTGCTCTCCGCTACGCCGTTGTAGAACGTGTAGACATACTGGTACGTCCCATCTGCAAAGCCTGCCGTCGCGAGCGCACCACCAGCGCCAGTGCCCGCAGCTGTAGGATCACTAGCTGGCGCGGACAATCCCCATCCTGCCATGGCAGTTCCATCCCATCGTTTGAGGTTGCTCCCGTCTGTGAGATAGACGTATCCGTTGTAGGAAACTGCTGAAAGGACTCCGCTGCTGCTCCATCCTGTGGCAATGCTTGTCGTATCCTCGTAAATCGTGGTGGCGGCCTTGGAAATGCGTGCCACAGTCCCATCGGACTTCAGAAGCTCGCCAGTACCAAGGACGGCACCGGAAAGCGCAGAGCCATACAGAGCAGTGCGGCCACGAGCCGACTGAATCGAACCAAGCGTATCGTAGCGACACCCGCGAGCGCGTGTCACCTGATCGTCTTGGATCGAAGCCGGCTCAGCCTTCGTATTGAGGCCGCCGCCCAGTCTGTATGATCGGTAAGCCATAATCAGGAAGCAGGGAACCAGTCGAACGAAGTCGCATATGTAAGACCTACGACCTGCCCAGTCTCAAGCATTGGATAGCCGCTATGCAGGTACGTCTTGCCAAAATAGGGGGCAAGCTCAGCAAGAGCCGCCTCCACATTGGTGGCCGTGAAGTAGTTTGCGACATCACGAATCGGGATATGCGTTGCGCCAATTTTGACTAGGGACTGAGTGCCGCCAGTAGACGTAGACCGGGTAAAGGACTGATCCGCAGTCGCACCAGCATCCTCAAAGGCTACGTCCTCCTTGGCAATTAGCCCCTTGGTTACAGTGATTGTGTTAGCCATAGTACCTCGGGTAGTTGCTGGGAAGCTGAGCGGAACCCATACCGCGCGGTCGCGCCAAGGCTCCTCGGTCGTTCATGTAGTGCGTTCGCTCGGGCGTCCGATTGGATACCGTCACGCGAAGCCGGGTGATGTAGTCCTCGGCCATCTGCCCATACAGGTCAGACAACCCCTCATTTCCGCCCTCCGTCTCGTTGAGGAGGTATTCTTTGGCGGCCTGGAAGGCGATGGCGAGGTGAGCCCAAGAGGGCATGGCGGGTGAATCATCGTCGTCGTCCGCCAACTCCTCTGGGTCCACCTTGTACCAGACTTCGAGGTTATCCTCCAAGAAATCGAAGTCGATCATCACCCCAAACTCAGAACTGAAGTCGTAGACTGGCGAGCCATCTGCCGTAACGGCCTTCACGACGATGCCGTAGTCCTCGTCTGTGTGGTCTGGGTTGTTCGTCGTATCGGCGGCGAAGGTGTAGGTGTTGGTGCCGTCAGTGATGTACGCCATCGTCCCGAGTTCGCTCTGGTCTGAGTCCTCGAATCCAATGAACTCGAATGAAACTGTTCCTGAGTCGATGTCTGTGGAGAGAAACCCATCAGGGAAAACACGAAGTTCCGTCGATGAGACTACAAGAATATTGGCTGTGGTGGCATCAAAAGTCCCCGTAGGTGCTTCGTCAAGCCCCGTAGCTGTCCAGGCGGTGATGTAGCCATTGCGTGACGATGCCACTGTGCCGAACGGATGCGATGTCACATTGACCGTGATATACTGGCTAGCAAGCGTAATCAGTACAGTTCCAGCCACAGTCCACGAGTCACCATCCATCACCGCCCCCGCCCCGTTGGTGTCAGGGTTCTTGTACAACCGGATGGCGTTGTTGTTTTCGCGGTCGGTGACGTAGCGGTCCACCTGCCCCGAGCGCGTCTCCCAGTACTGGTCGATGGCGTCCATCTCCAGGGCGCTGTGCGGCCAAATGCGCTCCCCGTCGTAGGCAACACGGATGATCTTGCCGGCGTCGTCAGGCAGCGTGTACTCGGCGGTCCCGCTCACCACGCGCGCCACATGGATCTTCTCGATGGCGCCCGTCATACGGGCAATCTCACGGTAGGCGTCGTTCAGCAGGCGGCCGGCGGTCGCCGCCGTCACGTTGACCAGCGACGAGGAATCCTCGCCAATCAGGTCGTAGAACTTGGCCTTGAGTTCACCTAGCGTCATGGGGTGGCCCCCGTAGGCCAAGCCCGCCCGATGTGGTTGGCCTTCTCGTGTTCACGTTGGCTGAAGGTCGCTAGTTCCCGCACAGCCTTGGTGAATTTACGCATCCAGTGGATGACCTTACCGTGCTTCTCCTTGCCACCAAAGCGGGCGAGGTAGCGGGCGGCGGCGTAGTCCGCCAAGTAGCGGTGCCACCGCTGAGCAATGTCAGGCTCGTCCGAGTCCGCCGCCATGCTCGTCTCACCAGGGTCTTGGTAGTAGTAGACGAGGTAGTCCTCAGAGGCGGCGCTGGGCACCGGCAGCAGCCACAACTCGTTAGTGTTGAACACCATGTAGTTCGTGGCGTGGTCAGAAGGCGACTCCCGCCAGTTGCGGCGGTACTCGTCCAGATCCCGCTGGTCAAACGGATAGACCTTGGTACGGGGGGAGCTACGGAAGACGGCAAGCACAGCAACGCAGTCAGACGGCAGGTCGTAGTTGGGCACCTTCGCCAACGTGGTGATCATGGTCGAGGCTACCAGCGACTTCGACCAGATGGCCGCCTGCCGGTTGGCTTCGTTCAGATACTCGTTGAGCGTGGAGTCCAGCGCGAGCGCCGTCTGCTCCGTTGCGTCAATCCCGAGCCGGTCGTAGGCCCGGTCCCGTAGCTCCGATAGGGTCAATCAGGCGACCGGCAGGCCGATGTTCCCGCTGGTGACGGCGCCGTTGCCGATGGCGAAGCGGTCCTCGAAGTCGATCACGTCGATGCCCTGTACCACCTTGTCGGTGCTGTAGGAGTTGCCGGTGATGGTGTCCACCGGCTCAAGCGAGAACGTGGTGCCCTTACCTACTGGGAAGGAACATCGTTGCCATCCAGACGACTTGATGCCGCCATCAGGCGTGGTCACAAAGATTTCTCGGCGCGTGGTTGCAATGTCAGACATTCTCTACCCTCTTGAAGACCATCGCGTTGGGCCTGATCCATTCGCAGGCACCACCGTACAGGTCACGTTGAATGGCGGCGGTGCGCTCTTTGTCCAGTGTCCAGCCGCGCTCTCGGAAAGCCTCTACCCACCAGTGGTGCTGGCGGGCGTTGATGTGCAGGCGAGTAGGAGTCTCGTCTGCGGTGAAGAAGATCCAGTCCCGTGCCCCTGCAACCAGAGCGTCGAGCAGAGCATCAGAACGCTCAGGCTTGATATGCTCGGCAACCTCGATGCAGGTCACAAGGTCATACGTCCTGTGTGGCCGCCACCCGTCCGTAGCGTCCGCAATCTCGATGACGCACTTGGCACGGTCACTCATCAGGGCCTGAGCCTCGCGCTCCAACTCCACACCCCGCACCGACTTGTCCCTGTCGATCAACTCGTCCACAAGGAAGCCCTGAGCCGAGCCGACATCCAGCACGGTGTCGAACTCGAAGTGGCGGCAGATGGCGTCCGCTACCTGCTTGTAGGAGTCGCGGAACGACTCACGCGCCGCGAACTCCTTGTACCCCATGCGGTGGGCATCCTTTGTCTGCGGTCGCACAATGTCGTGCTCGTTGATCTGGTGGCCGAGGACCACGTTGGTGTTCAGCCACGTCTGGAGGCCAAGGATCTCCTTGGCACGCAGGCAGAAGTGGATGTCCAGCCCATACTTGGAGTCAGGGATGAACGTCACGCGCGCCTGCTTGTCTGGGTACGGCCACCAGAAGGGCTGATCCAGGAAGTCGAATACCCACATGTCTACCCAGGTGCAGCCGCCACCACTGGCGTCCACGGGCGAGGGCTCGACCGGCAACTCATCGAACGTGTAGAACTCGCAGTGCCCGCTGTCGTCCACATGCAGTACCGTGGGGAACACGTTCTCCTTCCCACGCTGCATACCGATGGCGGTCTGGATCGGCTTCTCAAGGTCGTAGAAGTGGTCCAGCATGTCTGGGCAGTCCGAGACGATGTGGTCGTCGTCCACCATCAGCAGGAAGTCCGCGCCCATCTCCCGAGCCTCTTGGATCAGGTAGTTGCGCGCCCGGTACTGCTCACGGCGCGACGCCACGCCGAAGTAGATCTCGAACTTGTCCGCGTAGCGCTTGCCAAGCTGCATCGACCACAAGACCCACGAGATGAGGACTTCGGGCGACACTGAGCCAAAGGCCACAACGCCGATGAAGATGCGTGGCTTGCGGCCGGCGAAACGCTCGCTGTACGGCGTCGTGGCGATCTTAGGCAGCGTCATGGACATTGGGCTTGTCACTCCAATTCTCAGGGTCCACGACATAGCCGTCGGCCACCAATTCCTCCATCTCAGAATCCGTAACGCTGAAAGCCACACCAAAACGGCGGCCATGACACACAGGGCACCCACCTTCCGTGATGGACTTGTGCGTCACCGCCTTTTGGCAATACTGGCAGCGAAAGATCGTATCCTGCCGAAACGCCATACCTACCTCCCAAGGGACACGGGGAGAGGGGCCGAAACCCCCCTCCCCGGCTGTGGGGCTACAGAGCCCGGATGAACACCTTCTTGGCGGCGGCGGCAGTCGTAGTGTAGGACTGGCCGGCGACAAGGAAAGCCGGGTTCGCGTCGTGCAGGTTGGTAGCGGCAGCCTTCGCAACGGTGAAGGCACCGTTCTGCGCGATCAGCTGATCGCCGGCCGCCACGTCCGTAGCCCCGGCGACGAGGCAGTCCGTGTTGTGGCCGTAGACCTGCACCAGCCCGTAGGCACCAGCAGCGATGCTGGTATCCGCGACCACGCCCGCGACGTGCGGGAGCAGAGCCGTGGTGGGCTGGGTGACGCCAACGCCGTCGGCGTCGGTGGTATAGTCAAAAGCAACCACCTGACCGACGGTGATGGCCGCCGTCGAGTAGCTGTTCTTGACCACGATGAAGACCTTCTCGGGGTCGCTTCTGTTGATGCGTTGGAAATGCAACGTTTAATTCTCCTTATCTTTCGCGTACTTACGAAGACTACTTCTACAAGTACTCGTCAGATTGCTACGACGTGATCGACGCGCTGATGCTGTTCAGCACACCCTGCTTGCGACGGTTGGTCGTGATAAGCTGGGCGTAGAGCATCACCAGAGCGGACTTGGCGTCCTGGTCCTGGGCCGTCATGAACGGCCGGTTGATCATGTCGGTCTGGCTGTCGACCACGAACTCCATGAAACGGCTGTTGATGAAGTAGGCGGTGCCCTCGGTGGGCGAGCCACCATCAACGGTGCTCAGTTCGGAGTTGGCGGCGTCGGGGACTCGCTCGTCCCACACCATGTTCGCGCCACTCACGCGCACGGTGTCGAAGCCAAGGTCGATCAGGCGCTGGTCGCCAACTTGGACACGGACAAGGCTATCAAACGCAGCCTCATACGTCTCATAGGTCGTCTGGTCAGCAATCACCAGATCAGGACCGCCACCCGGACCCTTCGAGCAGTCGTTGTACATGGTACGCAGTTCCTTCTTCAGCCCGGCGAAGGTCGTCGCGCTGGAGGCGGTGGACTGCGGTTCCCAGTACGTCTCTGCCGAGGCGTCGATGCCGCCAAGGGTAGAGCCCGTAGCAACGGGGATGATCTGCGGGATCGAGTGGATGTCCTTGCCTCCGTTGCCGGCGGTGAAGGCGCCAAGGAACTGGCGGTTCATCTCGTCAGCAAAGGCGGCCTGGAGGTTTTCCACCTTGGACCGAAGCAGGTTGAAGATCTGGCTCGCACCAGAGTTCTTGCGCTCCTCGATGCGCGAGATAGTCACGTTGCCCACGATCTGCTTCCAGTCGTAGAGGGCGGCAGTCTCAGTGTCCTGGGGGACAATGCTGATGACCTCGTAGCCCGAGTACGACTTCACAGTATCGTTGAGCGAGCGCGTGACCGTTCGCTGAATCCGAGCGCCGCCATTCTCCATCGTCTTGCGGCCGTTCATGTGGAACCAGGCCCACACAACGTTGTCGCGAGAGATGTTGTCGTAGATGGCAGGGCGGACGTTATTCAGCGTCGCGCTGAGAAGCGAGTCGTAAGTAACGGTGTCGCTAGTAGACGCCATGCTCGCTATTCTCCTTTGAGAACAGCCCTATTCATGCGGCGGGGTCGAGTCCGTGTTCCCTCATGGCGGCGGCGATGCCATCCCCGATGTTGCTGTAGCGTCTCGGGGGCGGCGAACTGGCGCCATTGAGCGTAGGACGCGAAATGCCGGACTGCGGGCTGTTCTGGTATCGTTTCAAAGCCTCGCGCGCACCTTCCTCACGAGCCGCCTTGCGGATAGCCTCGATGTCCTGCTCCTGCGTAGCAGACGCCCCACCAGAGACGGACTTCACAACGCTCCAGAAGACCTTGGGGTCTTGCGGAAGGTTGCCGCCCAACTGATCCTTGACCTGAAGCATCACGTCACGGTGCTGGGCAATCTCGTCCTCACTGATGGAGTCGAAGAACTGCTTGTAGGACTGGGCCATCTGAGCCTGCGCCATTTGGGCCTGTTCGGCCTCGTTCTGGCGGTTGGCGTACTCGATGATTCTGTCGGCGCGGTCGGCTAGCCAACGGTCGAAAGCATCGGCGTATTCCTCGAACTCCTCGGGAAGAATCTTCGGGGCACCTTCGAAGGCAGCAGAGAACTTCAGTCCCTCCTCGCTTTGTCCGGTCGCAGTCACCTCTTGGCGCTCCTGCATCCGTCCTTCCAGGCGAGCGAGACGCTCTTGCATCTCGGACTCCAAGGAGCGACGCTCCTCGGACAACTTCTGCATCTTCTTGGTAAACGAAGCCTGCATCTTACGCTCAATTTCCTTGAGTCGCTCGATACCACTTTCGTCAAGCCCCGCCGTATCCTCCTCAGACAGGAAGCTGGCGGAATCGGTCCCGTTGCCGGGGGTTTGCTCAACAGCCGGTTCTCCTTCGGAGTCCTGCACTGCGGTCGTCCCGGTATCCTGCTGGGGGCTGGAACCTGCGGACTGGGGGGTCGTAGAAGCACTGTCCGGGAAATACGGGTTCTTTCCCAGCGTGGCCGAAGCCTTGCCCGTGATTACCTCGGAAGCCTCTTCTACGGAAAACTGGTCTGACATCTCTCCTCCTCAGCCGCTAACCGTCACGGGTTGGCGGCGTCTATGTTCACGGCGCTCACGAGCCTTGTCACTGGGCTCACGAACGCACAGGTTGTACTCCTTCATCAGTCGGTCGCGATGGCGGCGCGAGGTGATTACAGTGCCCTTGTCGGTCGAGCCGGTGGGCACCATGTTCTCGTCAAAGTAGTCGCCATCCCAACCCTGGATCACAGGAGCCGTGATGATGGATCGAGCAGACTTTCCACATGTCAGACATGCCGTCGTGTCGGGCTTTTCCGACATCTGGAAAAAATGCTCGTGGATGTGTCCGTTGATGCACTGGTAGTCGTAAGCCGGCATTACGCAGCCCTCCCCATGCGCTCAGCGACCTGCCTAAAGTCAGGCCCCTGCTGCCCAGGGCCGCCGTTGGGCTGCCCCTGTTGCCCAGCCGGCGTCTGCTGCTCGGCCTGGAGCATCTGCTGGCCGATCTGGACAAGCTCATCCAGCATCCGGTTGTCGCGGATCTCGAAGGTCTGGAACAGGCGGTCCATGAGGAACCGGCTCGCCATGATGAGCGGGTTCTGGGCCAGTGTCACCATGAGTTGAGAAAGCTGCTGGCGCTCAACCGCCGTGGTGCGCGGAAGCATCGAACCAACCTCGATGCCAACCTCGAACTCGCCTTCAAGCATCTGCGGGTTGATGATGCCCTGGAAATCCCACGGGTCTTGGGAGTCAGGGTCGCCAATGGCAACCCACTCCTCCTCGGAAGCATAGACTTGGCCCGCCTGGAGCATCTTGCGGCCAATGTCACGGATGAAGTCATGTACGATGTTGTTGCGGCGGTCGTTCTCCCGTACCTGCGAACGGCTCTCCATGATCGAGGCCGCCGTAGCCGACTCGCTCTCAGCAACCCCACGCTGCTCAAAGCCTTGGCCGGCCACTTCGTTGAAGTCGTTGTTTAGCACAAAGAAGTGGTCACGGTTGACGGGGTCCATCGGCGCCATCGGCACAGGAGCCAACCCAGACAGGTTGGTCACGGTGGACACCGACATGTCGCCGCCGTTCTTGAAGTGATCCAGTTCCGTCTCGTCCTCGAACGTGCCCTCAAGCTGGATGTACTTGCGGTCAGAGCGGCGGGCGTGGGTCAGAAGGCGCGTGCGAGCCTCGTTGTACTCCTCCTGCAACGGCACCATCGCCGCCACGTCAGGGTAGGGCTCCCAGCGTCCAGGCACCTCGTTGAACTTGAGGAAGACGTAGGGACCATGCTCAATGCCCTGCGGGATCTTCTCGCGACGCAGGAAGAAGTCGTTCACGTCGGAGCCGGTCGGCGGAGACTCCACCAGCACCAGCACCTCGTTCTTCTCGAAGTCCCAGATCTCGTAGCCACGCACCCGAGTCTCGTCCTCGGAAACGGCGTCGCTGTCCTTGGCCTGCATCCCATCCTTGAACAGTTGGGTGGACACCTTCAAGTTGTTGGGATCGTTGTCGTCGGCGGGCTTGGCCCCCAACATCTCGGTCCCCTGTACCTGCTTGGCGTGCTTGAACAGCGGGTCGTTGCGGACCTCGCGCAGCGGGCGTACCCATTCCTCGATGATCCATCGGTGCTGCCGGAAGTCGTTCTTGCCCTCAGGGTCGAACAGGAAGTTCTCAGGCGGCACCCACTCGATGAAGTATTCCCCCTTGCCGGGGATGCGGGCGGGCTCCAAGAGCGGCACGCCGTCGTCATCGTAGATGATGGAGCCGTCATCAAGGCGCATGTAGTCGCCCTGGGACAGCGCCGGCACGATGTCGCCGGTCTTGTCGTCCTGCACCATGAGGAAGTTGCCTTCCTCGTCCAGATCGAACTCACCTCGCCGTTTGTTGTCTTGGAAGACGGGCGTATAGCCCACCTTCACCGCGCCAAGCGCGAAGAACGAGCTAAGGACACTTAGGCGTACCTGAAAATGGCCATTGCCTTCTTTGTAGCGGTAGTTTAGCCAGTTCTCCTTAGCCAACGCTCTGTCGCGCGAGATGTCCACCAGAGCGCCCGTTTCATCTTGGGCGAGGATTGCTTTGCGCTCTCGGACATAGAAATGGGGGCGGCTGAAAATGAGGGACGGTAGCGCCGCACGCACCGAAGCGAAGATCTTGTTCACGACCACATGGTCGCCGGCCATGTCGCCAATCGAGTCGTAGTGCTTGCCGCAGTACATCTCGACGCCCCGCTGCCAAATCTTGAGGCTGTCTTGACGCTTGGCCTTGGCGCGGGCGATGCGGGAGCGCCAGATGGATACCTCGTCGCGCTCTTTCTTACTGATCTGCGGCAATCGTTCCTACCTTGGGTGTTCCCCTCCGGGGAGCGCGGGTGGAGCGGGGAGGGTCACTCTGGCCTGCCTGGGAGGTGGCGGCCGAGGCGTTCTCCCCGGAGGGGAGTCCACGCCGAGAACGCATCCACTCCAGACGCTTCTCGGACATGAACGTGACGAATTCGTTCTCGCGTTCCTTCTGCTTCTGCCGGAAGGACGCGATCAAGTCCTTCTCTCGCTGAGTCCACTCCCTCATGTGAGCCTCACAAGCCTTGCAGGCTAGCGTGGCGCCATTTTCGGCAATCATGTCTGCTTGGCGGGTGGTGAACTGAAGGCGCTCGTACACCTCGCCGCAGTAGTCGCAAGAGAAGGTCACTGCCATGTTAACGGTGTATACACCGAAAACGTCCTACTTGTCAACCCCCAGCACGATTGGGGGGTTTACAATCAGGCGACGAACTGACCTACGCGGGAGGTGCGGGTAGATTCCCGCAGTATCTTCTGACGGATGTACTCGACCGAGCCGACGGGCGCAGTCATGCGGAATTGCTCAGGTTTGGGGCGGGCGCACTCGCTGTACTTGTAGGCATCCCAGGAGTCGTTGTCGCGGTCCACAAGCTCCTCACGCAGGTTGTGGTTCTCCTGCTGGCCGGGGCTCCACTCCTTCCACCGCAGCTTCTTCCACTGCTCGATGTGCATGGTGCAGTTGCGGAACAGTTTGAGGCGGGGTGCCTCCATGTCCTCCCAGTAGAAGTGCTTGAGGCGCTCGATGGCGATGTCGTCGGCGGCCTGCCCCTTAACTGGGGCCGGAGTCAGGTATACGCCCTGTTCACGGAACAGGTCGGCAATGGAGGTGTAGCCACCCGTAGGAAGGGTCTGGTTGCGGTTCCACAGGCTGGGGTCGGCGTAGATGCGGCTGCGGACAGACCCCCAGTAGGGGTTATCCTTCATGACTTTGGCGATGCCCACAACGCCGCCAAGTTGCTCGCCCGTGGCCGCCACCTCGCTCACCACATAGCGGTTGCCGTCAGGGTCGATGGCATAGACGCCGAAGACGGTCTTATTGCGCTTGCCGTAGTCGAAGCCGGCGTCGTAGCGCCACCCGATCTGGTGGTCCTTGGGGATGGGGTCGCAGGTGACCAGGTGGGCGTACTTCTCAAACTCAGGGAACAGCCGCGTGCCGGCGATGACGTCGAAGTTCATCTCCATGTGCTGCTGCCAGTGGTGCCCCTCGGTGCCACCAGGATAGGTGCGGGTGAAGTTTTCGAACCACTCCAGACCGTCCCTCTGGGGGTCTTTGGCGGGGTCGGCTGAGTAGTGCAGCCACGTTGTCTGGACGTTGGAGGCGGAGCGGCTGGTCCACATGCCCCTGTCTACCGGCTCCTTGTCGTCGGCGCCGATACGGACCTCCTCGGAGAAGTCCGAGGGCATACGGACGGTGGAGATGCCTATGTAGCGGTCGGAGCAGGGCAGGGCGGCGGCGAATCCCGCCTTCCAGAACTCCTGGAGGCTCGCTTCGTCGTCAACGCACAGCGTCAGCACGCGGGATTCCACATGCGCCGGCCCCTGCGGCACCGCCTCTACGATGGACCCGTTGGGGTAGACCGCCTGCCCGTGGGTCCAGTTGATCTCTTGGCGCAGGAAGGGGGCTAGGTGGGTTTCGATGAAGGATAGGCGGGCCACGTTCGTGGAGCCTTGGAAGACCATCTTGACGGCATCGTCTTCCTTCTTGGAGCGGAACAGGATGAACTGGTGCGGGTGGAACCGGGCAATCCATGAGATGTATGCTACGGCAAGCCACGAGATCGTCAACTGGCGGCTTTTGACCACGAACTGGACCGGCTCCCCCTCAATCCACTGCTGGAGTTGGAACCGGATGTACTTCTTGTCGGGGAAGGGCTTGACCGGGTTCTTGCGGTCGCGCTCATCGCGGGTGTTGACGTGGTTGAAGATGTAGTAGGCGGCATCCTCCCGGCACTTGGCCTCCTCGCGTTCCCACGTCTTGGCTAGGAGGATGTCGAGTTCAGTTGGCATCTCGTGTGAATAGGCCCTTGATCGACTCCCACAGGGAACCCCTCAACGGCGCATATGCCGCCGCCATGCACTCGGCTTCGATTCGCCCAACAAATTCCTGAGCAAACCTCTCGGCCTTCTGGTCAGCAAGCCACTCCCGAAACGCTCTCTCTGTCTCAGCCTTCATACATCCACCTACTCAAAGAGTTCGTAGCCAGATAGCCCACTAGCCCTCTTTTTCTCTGAGAACTCAGCCATGACCGCATAGAGATAGTCTAGGCCATTCGAGCTAACCGGCTGGAAATCATCGAGATGCAGTATGTTTTGGATGTACTCCAGGGCTAACTGGAAAACTTGGTCGGCGTCCCTCTTGTTGATGCGGAAACGCAGTACGACGGGTCGCCACTTGAAGCACCGATCAGCAGCAGGCATCAAGCCGGTGATCTCAAAATCGTCATTCGCAAGCGGGGTCGTAACCCAGTCTGTGTCTTCCACCCTCCCGAATCTCACCCCGTCGCTCACGCCTCTACCTCCTCGAACTCTACTTCTTTCGGTTTGTCCGGTATGGTGATAACGAAGTTCCATCCATATCGCTCATTGGCACAAAGACCATTGTGTCCATTCACAAACCCCTCACCACTAACCCACTCGGCCCTGCACGATGCACAAACTGTCATCAACCTACCTCCTCAAACTCCACTTCCTCGGCCTCTCCCAGCCCCAGCTTGCTCAACTCGTCCTGCTCCAGATACTTGCGCAGTTCCGCAGTCTTGTCCGCAGCCGACATCCCGCCTAGCAGCTTGGCATGGTGCTCGTGGGTGATCGTGCCCGTCACCCGTACCGTGGACTCCTTCTTGAAGTCAGGGTCATGGGCGGTCTGCAAATGGCGCAGCATGGTGGTGTCAGGCTTGACGGGGGTATCCACCTCCTCCCCCAGCGCCAAAGCCGCCCCCGTCTCCCGCAGCCGCCCTACCAGCCGCTCCTTGGCCTGCTCATCTATCTCCTTGAGCTTGGCCTTGAACTCCGGGTCGCGCCGCCACTCCCGATAGGTAGCCCACGGCACCTCAGCAGCGTTACAGGCGGCGTCCACCGAGCGGTGCCGGCGGGCGTACTGCTCCAAGAACTTGTTCTGGCGGGCAATTTTGGAGCCAGGAGGCCGCCCACGCTTGCCTTTGACCTTAACCTTGGGGTTGTCGCGCGCCGCCATCTCAGTTCAAGTCTTGCGCCGCCACCCCTGAGTGCTCACGCTGCATGGTAGCAAGGTAGCTCGCCCGCGTCCGCTCGTAGGCCACAGCCTCCCACTGAAACAGCCACAGCGACGCCCAGACGCGGATAAACTCGAAGTCCACGATGGCGCGCATGGCCGCCTTGTAGGGGTCCTCGTAGCGGGGGACGGGGCGGTAGGCGTCAGACACAGCGCAGCGCCTCAAGGACTTGCTGATCCATACGCCGCTGGAAAGCCCGGGCAAGGGAGGTGGCGTGACCCGGCGCAAGGGCTCGCCGCTGTGCCTCTGTCTCCCGAAACGCTTCCCTTACAGTCTCCGTATAACGCCCAAGAGCCTCCGTTGCGGTGGCTGGCACGTCCACCAAGGCGTGCTGCGGCGCGCGGTTGAGCGAACCCCCACCCGGCAGCAAGGCAAGCGCCGGCAGGGCTGATAGGAATTTCAGGAATCCGCGCCGTTTCATCATCCAATCTCCTCCCGGTGCCACCACACAAAGCACAGCAGCCCAAAGAACAAGCACCCGCCGCTAACCCACACCGCCATCGCCACTTCCTGCCAGGTCATCAGCACCCCCACCCAGAGTCAGCAACAGCCCACGCCACCAGGCCGGCCACAGCCACCAGCCCGCCCACAAGAAAGCCCACAAAGAACCACATCATGCCACCATCCATACCACACCCCACGCACACAAGTCAACACCTTTAACCCCACCCCCATTCGCTCCATTGTAAACCATACTCCGTTGTCCGGTTTACATCTTGGACGTTTCGGGCAAAAAAGCCCGCTCGCGCTTCGCGCTCAGTAAGCCCCATACAGCCCCTCTACGGCCCTCCAGGTGGGTACGGATAGGGTAGCCCCACCCACGCGCTATTAGGCGCACAAAGGCCAGCTAGCGGGCTAGTTTCGGGCGCTGACGCACGGGTGGCCGACCGGAGGGAGGCGACTCTAGCCGATGGTGGGCAAAATTTCTGGGGAGGGGACTCTAGCCGCCCCCGCCGACCCCTGGGCGACCCCCTCC